TCTTCGCGCAGGTATGCGGTCGTTGCGATTGCGTCACAGCCCATCTCTTTGACATCGTCAACGAGTTGGTTCCATGAGTCTTGGTCATTCTCAATGACCAATAGCCAGTCGGTTGCGAACTGTTCAGCGATTGCGTTCATTAGATTTCCCCTTTCGTACGTAGTTCTCCGAGCGCATCTATCCATGCGACATCGAGAGTGTGGTGTTTGGTTTCGACTATGGTCGTAGACCAATCATCGAGTTTTATTATCTCGACCCAGTACATCGTGCCAGTGGGCGAGTTCTCATCTTCTTGCCAGTTGATTGCTACTTTGTAGTTCATCAGTATTCACATCCTTTGCAGTCAGGGCGGAGGCAGTCACCGCAGGTGATGACCACCTCCGTCGGGTTGGTTTGTTCGGTCAACGGATTGCCGTTTCCCAATGGCTATCTATCTCAGCAGACCTTTGGTCTGCTATTGATTGCTCGCGTCGTAGATGCCTGCGCCACTCAGTGTCTCGACGAAGTGAGCCCATAAGGGCTCCAGTTAGAAACGTCATTGCCAATAGCAAGACGAGGATGATGCTTAGTGCTGTGTCGTTACTCATTAGCGAGCACCGCCTTTCAGTGTTAGGTATGCGTTTGGTTCCACCTTTAGCACGGCTGCGAGAACCTTGTCAAAGTTGGGGTATTGCCCCATCGCTGATAGAATCTGCTCAATCTTCTTTGAAGATTTGGCTGTGTTGGTGGTGATTCGGACTTTCGCGAAGACTCGCTTGTCATCCGCCTTGCTGATGTGAACAGTGCCGTTCTTCACGACACCGCTTAGGGTTTCGGTTGCTACTTTTCTCATTGCACTTCCTTTCTGCCGTCGGACCATCCGATTCGGCTCGACATATATAAGCAGAACTACGTTCTGCTATCTTGAGATGCATGTACGAGCTGCGAAATGCGGATGCGCTTCACGTACGCGATACATATACATGACACCTGTCCGCGTATCGTGTGACACGTCATGTGTCACGTTACGTCACGTCATATGACATCACGACACGCCGTATTTACGCTCAGTCAGACGGCTGAAGTTGACATTCGGGGCGATGTGTGGGATGATTCTCCTATCGCCGAACGCTGGGTTCGGTGACTTCACGAAAGGCAACACAATGAACGGCACAGCATGGACACACGATGACATCCTCGTAAATCTACGCGAGGAGGTTCAGTTAGTTCGCGGACAGTACGGAGTTCCAAGCATCGATTTCGTACCCGATTTCGAGTTGGTTCCTGTACGTTTCGCGCAGTTAGGGGACATCGTCCCTGTAGGCAAGCACGTCGGCATAGTGTTTGACATCGAGGAAAATCGCGGGGTTCGCGAAGTTTCCATCGTGCTTGATTCGCTTCGCGTGGTTATGAAGCGGGTGAGCGCATAGAGAATACACACGCACGTATAGGATAGTCAGCGGACACCTCTCTCTCACAACACGGTGGGGGAGGGGTGTCTCGCCTATCTACACACGTTTTTCCTAGGGGCAGGGGGCAACCTCTGCCCCTTTTTTTGTGTGCGCCCTTATGAACCCCAGGGTTTTTTAGCACCACCCCCCACCCACCCCCCACTATCAGCTAAAAAATTTTCACCAGAAAACCCACGCTGACCTGCGGTTTTGTAAACCGAGAAAAAAAGTTGATGCCGACCCCTTGAAACACGCCGATGTTCTAGTCCCCTATATAAGTGTAACGGCTGAGTTCCACGAAGCCGTAAACGGCAGGCTTCACGCCTGCCTTACCTTGGTAAAAAATTAAGTGGGGATACCTCTGTCTATCCCCCTGTAGACCCCTACAGGTACTGGAGATGACTTGGAACGTAACCTAACACCAGAAGAAGCCAGGAAAGAACTTATTGACCTGGTGCGCCAAGGGCGCACGATTGCCGATGCCCTAAAGGTTATTGGTCGTAGTCGTTCTTGGTATGACACCCAACGGCGCGAAGCTGAAGGCTTCGCTGCCTACATAGATAATGCTCGGTTAAGAACATCTGACCTGGCTGATGAAGCTCGCTCTGGTCTAAACGACTTCGCGAGCTTTTCTGAGAAATACCTGGGAGCCAAGGTTTGGGACCATATGCTCAATGTGGTCGATATGTTGGAAGGTAAGGAACCTCGTTGGTTACAACCAGCGATGACGTACGAAAAAGGGTCGGCGGGCTTATCCCGCCTCTTGGTAAACGTACCACCTAACCACGCCAAGACCATGACCATCACGATTAACTACGTGACGTACCGTGTGGTGAAGAATCCCAACATCAACGTAATCGTAATTTCCAAGACGCAAGAGCAAGCCAAGAAGTTCTTGTACGCTATCAAGCAGCGTCTAACCCATCCTCGGTATGCAGACCTACAGGCTGCCTTCGGTCCGACCGATGGTTACAAAGCAACCGCCGACATGTGGTCGGCTAACAAGATTTATCTGGGAGCGGATGTCCGCGAATCAGATGCCAAAGACCCTACCGTTGAAGCTATCGGTATGGGCGGTCAAGTATACGGTGCTCGTGCCGATTTGATTGTACTTGACGACGTGGTCACTCTCTCTAACGCAGGAGAGTGGGCTAAGCAGCAAGAATGGATTCGCCAAGAAGTTGCCTCCCGCCTCCCACCAGGTGGTGGGCAGCTTCTTGTTGTCGGTACTCGCGTATCCGCAGTTGACCTTTACAAAGAACTTCGCAACCCACAGCATTACACGGACGGAATCGTACCGTGGTCATATTTGTCCATGCCTGCCGTATTAGAATACGCAGACGACCCAAAGGATTGGAAAACCCTTTGGGGTAAGTCAGAGCAACCGCTTACTGAGGATGATACCCCAGATGAGAATGGTTTCTTTGACCGATGGACTGGACCGCGTCTTAGTGCGGTCCGAAACGAGGCTGGTCCATCCAAATGGTCTTTGGTCTACCAAAACCTCGATATCGCAGAGAATGCAATCTTCGACCCGCTGTGCGTTAGAGGCGCAGTAAACGGAATGAGAAAAGCGGGTGCGCTGGTTGCAGGCGCTGCTGGTCATCCTGATTCACCGCAGAACTTTTACCGAATCATCGGTATCGACCCTGCTATGTCTGGTGACACCGCAGCAGTTGCTTACGCAGTCGACCGCAGAACACACAAACGCTATGTCATGGACGTTCACGTCATGAGCAGCCCTACACCTGCAGCGATTCGCTCTTTGATAAAGGAATGGACTGATTCGTATAAACCACATACGGTTATTGTTGAATCAAATGCTTTCCAGCTTTTCCTAACACAAGACGAGGAGATTAGAAGCTTCTTGTCTACCCGCGGTATTTCATACCGCCCACACTACACAGGTAATAATAAACAAGACCCAGAGTTTGGTGTAGCTTCTCTGGCTCCGTTGTTTGGCACTATCACCAAACGTGATGGCAACAACAACAACTTGAAGCATGCTGGTGACAACATGATTGAGTTACCAGACTCTTCAAGAAACGAACATGTAAAAAAGCTCGTAGAGCAATTGGTTGTATGGCAACCAGGAGTTCAGGGTAAGAAGCTCAAGATGGACGCTGTGATGGCGCTCTGGTTCTGTGAGATTGTAGCCCGCGATATTTTACTAACAGCATCGAATGTACCCAACTTTCTGAAGAGTGAGTTCACACCACAGAAAGCATTAGAAGACAGGTACATAATTAACCTAGATGATTTAGCTGCTAATCAGCGAATAGTGAGATTGTGATAATGAGAGAACTTGTACATGCATATGAGCAATTAAAAGCTCGTAATGCAGAACGCGACAAGCGTATGCGCGATGTTGCCATGGTCCGTGCAGGTAATGCCGACCAGGTATTTCGCGGTTTGTTCCCAGAGGGAACATGGTCTAAGCCTATTATCGCCAACCTAATTGACGTGGTTGCTCGCGATGTCGCTGAACAGGCAGGTGTTCTACCTACCATAACAGCAGCTGGTGATTCATCACTTGATGATTCCCAGCGTACCAAAGCGGATAAAAGAACGAAGATTGCCAACTACTACGTTGCAGCTTCGCGTTTAGGTACAGAGCTTCTGCGTGGCGCAGACCAGTTGGGTACTTACGGATTTATGGCATTTCGTGTCGAACCTAACTTCAAAGAAAAAAGACCGCATATCCATGTTGAAAACTCCATGGGTGCGTATTACGACATGGACAGATTCGGGGAAGTATCTGTCTACTGCCGTTCGTATTATCGTAAAGCTGGCGATTTAGCAGCTAAGTTCCCTGAAGTTGCAGACAAGATTCTGCTTACCAGTGCATTTGGTAACCGCGCCAATGAGAACGAACTACTTGAGGTAGTTCGCTGGACAGACAAGAAGCGCACTGTCATGTTTATTCCAGAACGCGGAGGTGTCGTACTTGCAGAAACGCCGAACAAAATCGGTCGAGTCCCAGTTGCGATTGCTCAGCGTCCTTCGCTCGATGGTGAAGTCAGAGGGTCGTTCGACGATGTACTACCTGTCTACGCTGCCAAGGCGAGACTTGCCCTCCTTACTATGGAAGCTGTCCAAAAGTCTGTTGAAGCTCCACTGGCTCTTCCTCAAGACGTTGTTAATCTTGCCATTGGTCCTGACGCTATCATTAAGTCGAACAGTCCTGAAAAGATTAGGCGTGTTAATTTAGACGTACCACAGTTTGCATTTGCCGAGAACAATGTTCTTGCAGATGAAATGAAGTTGGGAACACGATTCCCACAGGCACGTGCAGGACAAGCAGAAGGTTCTATCGTAACTGGTCAAGGTGTCAAGGCACTTATGGCTGGATTCGATTCACAAATTAAAGTTATTCAATCAATTCTTGGTGAAGCTATTGGAGAAGCGTTATCGATTGCTTTCGCAACCGATGAGGTTTACTTTGCTGATGTATCTCGCGAAGTATCTGCTACAGCCAATGGCGTTCCATACAAACTAAAATACAAACCATCAACCGATATCGCAGGCAATTACGGAGTAACTGTTGAATACGGCTTGATGGCTGGACTTGACCCTAACCGTGCATTGGTATGGGGTCTTCAAGCAAGAGGCGACAAGCTCATCTCACGCGGGATGCTT